AGTTAATGTGCAAAAAGATTTTAAGGGTTTTACGGCCCTAGTTTTAGAAGAGCAATAATGGCGGATCATGTAAGACAACAAATCCGCAACCAGGTAGTTACACAATTAACTGGTTTAACAACCACTGGATCCAATGTATTTGATTCCAGGGTTTACCCTTTAGAAGATGGCAACTTGCCAGCGATTTTGGTTTATACAAAATCCGAAGATAGCGAGCCAATAGAGATTGGCCCAAACAGAACAAGTGAAAGAATGTTAAGCCTGGTTGTCGAGGCCTATGTTAAGAGTACAACTAATTTTGAAGATACTCTGGACACTGTTTGCAAAGAAGTGGAACAAGCAATTGCAGCTGATCCCACATTATCTGGGAAGGCCAAAGATTGCTACATAGAATCTACTGAAATTGAATTTAATGCAGAGGGGGAACGGCCACTGGCTTTCGCTACTTTGACTTTTTTAACTAGCTACTATGTCCAGGAGCAAAATCCAGATGTGGCGGTTTAACCAGGAGTAAATTATGAAAATGATTTCACCAGATGGATCAAGTTTTATAGATGCACATCCTACAAGGGTTGAGTATCTTAAAAAAAAGGGTTGGAAGGAAGAAGCAGCCCAGGAAATTAAATCTTCTTCTAAAAAACAGGCGAAAGCCGAGGTAAACGAAAATGGCGATACATAAAGGCTCGGAAGGGCTTGTTAAGGTTGGTGCTAATACTGTTGCTGAAGTTAGATCTTATTCAATTGATGAGACTGCGGACACAGTAGAATCCACATCAATGGGCGATAGTGCTAAAACATTTGAATCTTCACTTACATCCTTTTCTGGATCTGTTGAGTGTTTTTGGGATGAAACAGATACAACTGGCCAGGTGGCCATGAGTATTGGTTCATCTATAACTCTTAACCTATACCCAGAAGGTGCTGATAGTGGTGATACATACTACAGCGGATCTGCAATCATTACTGGTAAAACAGTATCTGGTTCACATGATGGACTCGTTGAGGCAAGCATTAGCTTCCAGGGTAGTGGTGCATTAACTATTACAACAGTATAAAAAATGTCAGTAATAGATAACGCAGTTAAACATTTTGAAAATCAAGATGTGAGAGTAACGCTGGTTCCAGAATGGGGCCAAGACGATGAACCTTTAAAAATATACAGCAAGCCATTAACGCTTAGTGAAACTTCTAAACTCTACAAAATGAGCCAGGAAGATGATCTAACGATGATGGCTTATGTATTAATTTATAAGGCATTGGATAGCGAAGGGGAAAAGTTATTTGATATTGGCGATAAAAATAAACTTCTAAACAAAGTTGATCGTGAGGTGTTAGTTAGAGTGGCCCAGGAGATTATGGGGCAAGAGCCTATTGAGGATATAAAAAAGGACTAACAGAGGATGCTAATTTATTTCTGCAATACAGCCTTGCAGAACGACTAGGTAAAACCCTAGACGAACTACAACAAATTAGTGTCCAGGAATACCAGGGCTGGATTGCTTATTTAGAAATCTTGGAAGATAAACGGAAGCATGGCTAAAAAGAAAGTAAATATAGTTTTAACAGCTGTAAACCATACTAAGGGAGCATTTAATTCTGTTTCGAAAGGTTTAGGATCAATTGGTAGCAAAGCCAAAACAGCTGGAAAGGCAGTTGGTGGCGTTGGCCTAGCGGCTGCTGGGGCCGCAACTGCTATCGCTGCTTTAATTAAGGTCAATGTTGACTTTATGGACAAGCTAGATAAAACATCTTCTAAGTTAGGCATTGAAACAGAATTTTTGCAAAACATGAGATTTGCCGCTGAACAAACAGGGGTAAAAGTTGAAGCTCTTGATATGGGCCTTCAAAGATTTATAAGAAGGGCAGCAGAAGCAGCAAGCGGAACTGGAGAGGCCAAAAGAGCATTTGAACAGCTTGGTATTGAGCTCAAAGATCAAAACGGAAACCTTAGAGGCGTTGAGCTTCTTATGAATGATGTTGCTGATGGCATTATGAATACCGCTGATTCAGCAGAACAAGTTAGATTAGCATTTAAGTTTTTTGATTCAGAGGGTGTTTCACTGGTAAACACTTTAAAAAATGGATCTAAAGGCTTGCAAGAATTTAAAACAGAGGCAGAAAATTTAGGCCTAATAATAAGCAAAGAGAGCATTAAAAAAGCTGCAATGTTTGCAGATTCTTTAAACATACTAAAAAAACAATTTACTGCTATAACAGCAAATCTTACAGCTGCATTTATTCCAATTTTACAAGATGCTTCTACACAGCTTTCAACAATGATGGCTAACTTCAAGGGCAACGATAAAGACTTTGAAAATTTTGGCAAGAATATGGCTATTTATGTTATTGAGGCAACTAAAAATGCAACATTAGCTATTCACAGTTTTTTCTTATCAGTTAGGCTTGAATTTGAACAACTCAAAGCTGTTTTTGGCCAAGGCAACCCAGAATTGGTTGCTATTATTAAAGATATTGAAGATATGGAAGCATCCATAAATCACCTTAATAAAACAGGCCAAGAAAATTCAGTTTTCATGGAAAACTCAAAGAGAAGGATGGCCGAGTTAAGACAGGAGTTTATAAAATTAGCTGGCAAAGACGGATCGCAGGGAATTATAGATGCTTTTGATTTAATGACAAAAAAGGTTCTTGATTTTAATTTTGCTTTAGAAGAATCTAAGAAAAAAGATCCAGTGTCTGCAATGTCGGAAACATTATCTAAATTTCTTGCAACGATGCAAGATGTAAATGCTTCTATAGACAGTGCTGCGATTTCATCAATGAAAAAATTTGAAGATACCATTATGGATGGCCTTAAAAATGGCAAATTTGCTTTTGAAGATTTTGCAAATTTTGTTGTTGAGCAGTTATTAAGAATTGCTTTGCAGCAAATGATTATTGCACCAATGGCTGAATCAATATTTGGAATTATCCCTAAATTTGACGGCGGCGGATATACAGGCATGGGTGCCAGGGCTGGTGGCGTAGATGGTAAAGGTGGTTTCCCAGCAATACTACATCCAAATGAAACAGTCATAGATCATACAAAAGGCCAGGGCATGAGTTCTGGTGCAACAGTTAATTTTAATATCTCTACAGTTGATGCGGCTGGGTTCGATCAACTCCTGGCATCAAGAAAAGGATTAATCACATCAATAATAAATAACGCCATGAACAATCAAGGCAAAATGGGGGTTGTATAAATGTCTGGACAATTTCCTACAAATCCAAATTTTAAAACAATAAATTTTAAAGGCGATACTCCAACGCTGGTAAATCAAACATTGTCTGGCCGCAAACAGGTTAGACAAATTGGAGCACAATATTTTTCATTCACAGTGCAAATGCCACCTATGCAACAAGAAAAGGCCCAGGAAGTATTTGCATTTTTACAAAAACAAAAAGGCTCATTTGAGGATTTTACAATTGTAGATCCAATAGATAATTTAGGGGCCAGTAAATCTGAAACAGATATTTTGGTTGCTGGTGCACATACAGCTGGAGATAACACCATTGCTATGGATGGTTTTTCAACAACCACTGGTGCATTAAAAGCTGGAGATAGAATTAAATTTGCTAATCACTCTAAGGTTTACATGGTAACGGATGATGCCAATGCTTCTGGTGGTGCTGCAACAATAAGCATATCGCCAAATTTAGTGGCCGCACTTGCAGACAATGAAGCCGTTACTGTTAACAAGCCTAGTTACACTGTTTATCTTGCCAACAATGAAATCATGTATGTTACAGATGCCAGTGGCTTTTACAGCATTTCATTTGATGTGCGAGAGGTCATTACCTAATGCCTAGAAGTTTATCTACAGCTTTACAAAACCAGGTATCAGCAACTGCAACCAAAACAGCTTTCCTGGTTGAATTAAATTTATCAACAGTAATTAGGCTTACAGATTGGTACACAAATGTTACTTATAATTCTAATTCTTATGAGGCTGGTGGATCTTTTTTAACAGTAGATTCAACAACTGAAACAGGCCAGCTGCAAGTAAACGAAATCAATATTAGTTTTTCAAATATTACAGATCAAGTTAGATCCCTGGTGCAAAGCGGAGCATTTACAGATAAAACAGCTGAAATTTATTTGGCTTACTTTGATGCCAATGAGGATATTGTTGGAGCAATTAACTTTTTTACAGGCCAGATAAGAAATGTCTCTATTAATGAATCAATAGAAAGTTCAACCCTAAACATGATTGTTGCAAGTCATTGGGCTAATTGGAATTTGACTAAAGGCAGACATTATTCAGATGAATCACAGCAATCTTTTAGTTCTGGTGATAGAGGCATGGAATTTGCTGGCCAGGTTAAAGAAGATGTTAGGTGGGGTATGTAATGTCATTCTTTACTGCTGTTGGTGAATTTTTTAAAGCTGCTTTCCATGCCTTCATGGAAGCCAAGCTAATAACACAAATTCAAATAACTTTGACAGCTGCAACCCTGGCTGTTGGGGTAAAAGGTTTTATGCAAGCAAGAAATATGTTGGCCAAGGGCCAGGACATACTTGCTAACAAAACCTCTATGGGCGGAAAGATAGGCATCATCTACGGAACAAGAAGGGTGGGTGCACAAATTATTTACATGGATGTAAATGCAAACGATTCCAGAGATATGTATGTTGTTTATGCTTTATCAGTTGGCGAATGTGATGAGATATTAGGCAGAACCATAGAATTAGACGGCAACCCATTAACCGATTCAGCAAGATTCCATGATGGCGGTTATATAGGATCAGATAAAATATCTTCTGGCTCTGGATCTCTGAATACAGTTTCACAAAATGGAACAAATAGCTTAAATCTTGCTGGTGGCACTTTTGGAACAGATCCAACAGCAAAATATAGATATGTAATGAATTTACATCATGGGGCCGCATCGCAAACAGCAGATCCTATGTTAGTTGCATCCATGTCTAACTGGACTTCAGCACATAGGCTAGATGGTATCTGTTACATAGCGGCCCATTATGGTTATGACAAAGAAGGAATGTGGCGAGGGGTGCCACAGCTAACAGTGCAAGTAAGAGGCAAAAAAGTTTTTGATCCCAGGGATAACACTCAAACATTTGGCACTGTTTCTACTTACAAACATTCAGACAATCCAGCTTTATGCTTTCTTGATTACATTACCAATGATGAGTATGGCAAGGGCCTAACATCTAGCCAAATTAATATGTCAACTTTTACAGCAGCTGCAAATGTTTGTGATACCCAGGTAGATCAACCATATTTTAATGGGTCTGCTAAAAGTGTTACATGGGAAGGAACAGCAGGAAATAATTTTATTAATATAACTGGCACTAATGCAAATGAAGTTTGGTGGCAAAACAAAGTTGGTGAGTTAATGGATTTAGAGGATGCGGTTGGTAACGCTATTTTAAATTCTGCTGTAATTGAAGATGTACAAAGAACACACTTTTATGATTCTAGTGAAAATTACGCTGTTTATTTTAAAGACACATTAGGATCCACTTATTCATCACAAAACGGACAATCATTATTAAAAGTTAAAAGATTTCACTGCAATGGTTATATAGATGCAAATAAGAATGTCATGGACAATGCTAAAGAACTCCTGGCAAATATGCGAGGCATATTCTTATATATAGATGGCAAATATGAATTATCTATAGAAGATACAGGCTCATCAACATTTAGCATAACTGATAATCACATTATTGCTGAATCTGGTATATCTGTTGATTACGGCAACAAAGACAAAAAGGCCAATAAAGTTATAGTTGAATTTTTTAATGCCAATAAAAAATACGAATTAGACACAGCAACAGTTTTACATGATGCTACGCCATTTACAGCGGATGATGGTGGGGAAGTGTTAGAGGTAAAAGCTGAGTTTCCCTTAATATCAGATCCATACATTGCCTATAACATGGCCAAGGCAATTTTAACCAGGAGCAGAAATCAAATAGCAATGCAGTTTCTTGGTACTCCAGAAATGTATAAATTAAATATAGGAGACATTGTAGATTTAACTTATGCAGGCCTTGGATTTAATGGCAAAGTTTGTAGAGTTGAGGCCCTGGAATTACAAACCAACGGATTGGTTGCTGTTAGCTTAATTGAATATTTTGATGTTTATACCTGGGAAGTTCCGCCACAAGAAGCAGTTGAAGAATTAGCAGATTTACCTTCAGCTTTTGCTGTTAAGGCACCAACTGGTTTAGCTTTTACAGATAGCGGATCCAGTCCAACCGCCAGGCCTTTTTTATCCTGGAATGAGCCAACAGATTTTCCAGATCATACTTTTAGAGTAAATATTGTTGATAGTTCTGGAAATCAATTAACTAATAAAATAGTAGATGTTAACAATGCAGATCTAAATTATTTACCCAAAGGAAATAACTATGTTGCTAGTGTAAGTTCAATTAATACTTTAGGCGTTGAATCTGATGCAGCAACACTTACATTCAGCATAACCACAGAGCCAGTTAATACAGCTGACATAAAAGATGATGCTGTTACTTTATCAAAGGCTGGAGCAGATCTAGTTGCTGCAATAAACTCTGGAAGTGCGAGTGCAACAGAATTAATTAAAGCAACTTCAGCACCTAGCACTAGGTCAAGCGGTGATGCTTTGCAGGCCCAGGACTTATGGGCGGACACAAATGATAACAATCAAATCTATGTAAGAAATGCAGCTAACAATGGCTGGGAAAAGGCCAGAGATTCATCGCTTGTAACTTTATATAATTCTCTTAACTCAACAGTTGGCACCAACACCACAAACATTGCTACAGCACAGGGAGATATAGTTACGCTAACAACAGACACAGCGGCCAATGCTTCATCTATAAGCAGTTTAACATCAACAGTTAACAGCAATACTTCAGCCATAAGTTCTGAGCAAACAACCAGAGCCAATGCAGATACAGCTTTAGCGGCTGATATAACTTCATTAACATCTACAGTAAATGGTGTTTCTTCCTCGGTAACTACAAATGCAACAGCTATAACTGGCATCAATAATAACGCCTCAGCTGGTTATGTATTAAAGGTTAATGCTAATGGCAAGGTTGCACAAATGGTTTTAGGCTCTAATGCTTCTTCTGGATCTGGTGCATCAAGCATTGTTTCTTTTTTGGCTGATACTTTTAAAATTGATAATGGTTCTGGATCTAGCGTAAGCCCATTTTTAGTTAGTGGCGGATCTGTGTTTATAGACAATGCCAGGATAAACAATCTATCTGGAACAAAGATTGATGTTGATACTTTAGCTGTTAAATATTTTGCCGATGTAACCAGTAAAATTTATAACCACGATAATACAGCAGTTCCTTTAACCAGGGTTGGATCTAATTACATTGCTTCAGCAAATACTGGATCAAGCGGCACTCATACCTGTGCACCAGTTAGCATTACCAATTGCAGATCTGGTGGATCTTTTGTTGCATATGTCCAGGGCATTCTAGGTAATGTTGCAAACATGGTGGTTGAATATTCTACCGATGGATCTAGTTATTCAAATGCAACAGGCCAGGTATTTACAATCTCTGCTGGTACTTACAGGGGTTATACGCTTTTATACAATGGATCTTTAACTTTTGCTTCTGGTGCAAGCACGGCTTATTTTAGAGTTAAGTTTGTTGGTAATCAAAACTACACTCAAATTGGCCTAACTGTAACTGTAGATAATACAAATTAAAAATATATATGCGAAAAGAACCTAATAAAAGTAAAATTTATAAACAACAAAAGGGTGGCTAATGGCTCAACATGATTACGACTTAATAAATCAATCTGGAGAAAATTTCAGAACTGATTTAAACAATGCACTTGATGCAATTGTTTCTAATAACTCTGGGGCCACAGAGCCAGCAACTATGTTTGCCTATGAATTATGGGTAGATACTAGCAACTCAGTTATGAAGATCCGCAACAGCGGAAACGATGCCTGGATAACTTTGCCATTTAGTATTACAGCCGATAACACAGTTGATATAAATGGCGGAACAGTCAATGGAATTAGCAGCCTATCTTTTAGCAGCGGATCCACAGTTGCATCTATTTTAGATGAAGATAATTTAAGTTCAGATAGTGCAACAGCTTTAGCAACTCAACAATCAATTAAGGCTTATGTTGATAGCCAGGTTACGGCCCAGGATTTAGATTTCCAGGCCGATAGTGGTGGGGTGCTTTCAATTGATTTAGATAGTGAAACTTTTACCTTAAATGGTGGCACTGGCATAACCACAGTTGGAGCAGAAAACACTGTTAGTTTTTCTATTGATTCTACAGTTGCAACATTAACTGGATCTCAGACATTAACAAATAAAACCATAGATTTAGATAACAATACTTTATCTAACATTGAAACTGACAATTTAAAATCTGGTGTCCTGGACACAGACTTAACTTCAGTCTCTACATCCGATGATACTCTGGCCTCAGCAAAAGCAATCAAGACTTATGTTGATGCGGCCATAACAGCAGAAGATCTTGATATAAGCGATGGATCTAATTCTGGATCTATAGATCTTGATTCAGAAACTTTAGGCTTGCTCGGCGGTACTGGTGTTACCTCTGCTTTATCTGGTAACAACATTACATTTTCTATTGGCCAAGCAGTTGGCACTTCAGACAATGTGCAATTTGGAACAGTAACAGCTAACTTAACTGGCCAGGCAAGTGATATATCTAATCATTCAACCTCAGATCTAAGTGAAGGATCTAATCTTTATTACACAGATGCCAGGAGTTATGCAGCTTTTGATACTAGACTTGCCACTAAAGACACAGGTGATCTATCAGAAGGATCTAATCTTTATTACACAGTGGCCAGATGGGATGCTAGGTTGGCCCAAAAAACTACAGATAACATAACAGAAGGATCCTCTAATTTATTTTTTACTAATGAAAGAACAGACGATAGAATTTCTGCATTAATACAAAATGGCACTGGCCTTACCTGGGTTTATAATGATGCAGCTGGCACTTTAACTGGTACAGTTTCATTATCATCATTTAACACCTCTCAGCTTTCAGAATCTGGCAATTTGTATTACACAGATGCTAGAGCAAGGGCCGCAATATCAGAAAACTCTGCTCAACTTTCTTATGATTCTTCTACTGGTGTTTTAACTTATACCCAGGGAAATTCAGACACAGTATCAGAAGGATCTACTAATTTATTTTATACAAATGCCAGGGTAGCAACCAAGATTGATTCTTATGTCAATAAAGCATTTGTGGATGCACTTAATGTTGTAGCTGCATCAACCTCTGGAAACGCAGCAACGGCCACGGCCCTGGCAACAGCCAGGACATTTTCTATTACAGGCGATGCCACAGCTTCCGCACAAAACTTTGATGGCTCTGGTAATGTAGTTTTAACTTTAACCATTGATGATGATGCGGTTGCCCTGGGAACAAAAACCACAGGTAATTATGTGGCCACAATTGCTGGCACCACTAATGAGATTGAAGTAACTGGATCTGGATCTGAAACAGCAGCTGTAACCATTGGCCTTCCAAATGATGTTTCTATAGCAAACGATTTAAGCGTTGGTGGAAATTTGAATGTCAACGGCAGCCTTTCTTATTTAGACACCACAAACCTTAAGATCGAGGACAATTTATTTGAATTAAATGCAAACTTAACTGGCACCCCAGTTAATGATTCTGGAATGTTAATCAATAGAGGATCTTCAGATAATGCTGTATTTATTTGGGATGAATCAGCAGATAAATTTACCCTGGGCCTAACAACAGCGGATGGATCTGCAACAGGCAACATAACCCTGGCTTCATTAGGAACCTTGGTTGCCAATCTTGAAGGTAATGTAACAGGAAATGTTACTGGCCAGGTTTCTACTTTATCTAATCACGATACAGATAATTTAAGCGAAGGATCTTCATCATTATATTTTACAAACGCCAGGGCAAGATCTGCAATTTCAGCAAGCGGAGATATTTCTTATAACAGTTCAACTGGTGTTATATCTTTTACAGCTACAGCTGCACCAGTAACTTCTGTTAATTCAGCAACAGGGGCCGTGGTTTTAGATAGCGATGATGTAGCAGAAGGATCAAGCAATCTTTATTACACAGATGCTAGGGCCAGGGCAGCCATATCTGAAGGGTCTACACAATTAAGTTATAACTCTGGAACAGGTGTTTTAACATTTAGCCAGGGCAATACAGACACAGTTTCAGAAGGATCAAGCAACTTGTATTACACAGATACCAGGGTTGCTACAAAAATTGATTCATATGTTGATAAGGCATTTATAGATAACTTATCAGTGGTGGCTGCAAGTGCTACAGGCAATGCTGGATCCGCAACAATATTACAAACAGCCAGGACAATTGCTGGCGTATCATTTAATGGATCTGCAAACATTTCTCTGGACACTTCTAACATAACTGAAGATAGCAGTTATTTATATTACACAGATGCCAGGGCAAACAGTGCCATTGATGCCAGAGTAAATAAGGCTTTTGTTGATGCTTTGAATGTGGTTGCAGCTTCTGCAACTGGTAATGCTGGTTCAGCCACAGTTCTGGCCAACGCCAGGACAATTGCTGGAGTATCTTTTGATGGATCTGCAAATATAACTTTAGATACAGCAGATATAACTGAAGATTCTTCAGCTTTATATTTTACAAATGCTAGGGCCAGATCTGCTATTAGTGTTTCTGGATCTCTTGCATACAACTCATCAACTGGCGTACTTTCATTTACACAAAGAACTGATGCAGAAGTACAGGCCCTTATTACAGCTGGCACTGGTGTTAGCGTTTCAAGTGGTGCTGTTTCTATTGGCCAGGCCGTAGCAACTTCCGATTCTCCAACATTTAGCAACATGACATTAAATGGTACTGGCTCTATCAAAGTGCCAAGCGGTACTACAGGTCAAAGAGATGGATCCCCAGCAAATGGAATGTTTAGATACAACACCACCGATGCACAATTTGAAGGTTATGCTGACGGTGCTTGGGGTGCTATTGCAGGATCAGGCGGTGGGGCTTCAGCAATGGAGACCAACAACTTTACAGGCGATGGTTCTACCACTGCATTTACATTAAGCTCAAGCGTTTCCGATGAAGATAATTTATTAGCTTTTATAGAAGGTGTTTACCAAAACAAAGCTGATTTTGTTGCTTCAGGAACTACGATAACTTTTGATACAGCTCCTGCTAATGGCAGAAACATTGTTGTACATCATGTTAAATCTAATATTGGTGGCAGCAATGTAATTTTAAATTCATTTACTGGCGATGGTTCAGATACAACCTTTACATTATCAACCGCACCACAATCAGAAAATAATACTCAAGTTTACTTAAACGGTGTTTACCAAAATAAATCAACTTACTCAGTTTCAGGAACAACTTTAACTTTTGATGCAGCACCAGCAAACAGTGTTGCGATTGAAGTAATGATGTTTACTCAGACAACCGTCAATGAACCTACTGCAAACAGCGTAGGTATTACGCAGCTTAATGTAAGCGATGGCACAAACGGACAGGTCTTAACAACCGATGGTGCTGGTACTTTATCGTTCTCAACGATTTCAGGTTATACAGATTCAGATGTAGAAGCTTATTTAAATACTTCAGAGATTTATACTGATGCTACAAACAATAGATTGGGTATTGGAATTGCTAGTCCATCAACAGAACTTCATGTATATAGTGCAGATCAAAATGCCTTAAAAATACAAACAAATACTGGCATTAACCAAATAGAACTTGCAAATAGCACTAATTCACCAACATATATTACACAAGATTCGTATTCTCTAGTCTTTAAAGCTGATGATAATGGGTGGGGCGGCACAGCTTCAGCAATTCAGTTTAATGTTAAAAATTCAGAACGTATGACGATTGATAGTTCTGGTGTAGTTCATGCAAAAGCAGGTTTTGGTACAACACCAGTTACTTCATGCTCAGGCTTTTCAGGCACAGCAGGTTACAAATATTTAATTCAACCAGTTGGAGCAATGGAACCATTTTGGGCTGTTTACTCTGGAGATAATTACAAAAGTAGAGGTAAAGGATATTTTAGATGGTGGTATGGTTATGGTAATGCTGCTACTGGTACTAATCAATACAGATGTGAGGTTGATTTAGTTGATAAAAATTTAGAGTTTTATGAGGTTATGGTAGAAGATATGGCAGGAACTACTTATGCAGCATCTGCTCCAGCTTATGAATGGGCTTACTGGTCAACAAGACAAAAATTTAACACACAATCAAGCAATACAAACTATGCTACAAGTAGCTCTATGAGTGGCAGTATTGAG